TTGAATATTTACATTCAGGAGGTTTGCGTCAATTCGTTCAGCAATCTTCTCTTCTGCCATCTCCATTGTAATGTAGAGAACGTTCCGTCCTTGGAGCAACACGGAGCTAGCAACATGGCACATGAATAGAGATTTGCCGACACCCGTACCAGCAAGCGCGATGTTAAGAGTCTTGTTAGGTAAACCACCTTTTGTGATTTTGTTAAAGTATTCGAGATCGAAAGGAACTTTGTCTTCTTTTCTATGATAGAACTCATATCTTTCTTCGTAGTTTTGTAAATAATCATGTCCAATATTGTTATCAAACGATACGGCCAGAGCATCGGAAAGAATGCTAGGAATAGCATCCCGATTCTTCTTTTCATCATTGCCATCTGCAATGTGAATCGATTCCATCAAAGCAAGATAAATCGCACGATCACGACACCACTTTTCAGTAGTGTCTAGTAACCATTGATGATCTACTGGAGAGTCTGTAAATGAGTTACAAATATCTCTTGTCTCTTTGATTTCACTCTCGTTTAGATCAGTTCGATTCTCAACCTCAATATTTAGTGCTTCTGTTGTAATAGCAGAACCATACTTGACAATGAACTTGGTAATCTCCTCAAAGATTACTTTTTCAGTTCTTTGCTCAAAATATGTTGGTTCAATAAATGGAATAACTTTGCGAGAATAATCTTCGTTGTGTATTAAGTTTCTGAGAATTGTAGTCTCAATTCGTTCCATAAGAGAACTCAATCTTTGCAATTTGGTCAAGTTTCTCCATTACTTCTGGAGTAAAATAAGTTTCAGGTTCTTTTAGAATTGCTTTGGCATAAACTTTTTTAGTTTCACCATCAACAGTCATCTCATATCGACCAGCAACATTTTTCCAAAGTCCACCAATCTCCCCTAACTCAAGTAAGCCATAATACCGATCAAGACCACGACTATCGTAAAATAAACGAATAGTGACATCCTTATTCTCCTTGCTTAGACGTGACTTAGCAGTCTTTGCCTTGATAAGATTTCCAACAATTTCTGTTCCATCTTTCTCTTTCTTCTTGCTGAGATGAATGATGGTACTGGCAGCATACTTAAGACCAGAACCACCACCCATCTCTTTAGTAGGAACATAAGCACCGATGACATCATAAGTGTGATTGGTAACGATCATTGGTATATTAGCCTGCCCCAACTTGAGTGTCAACATTCTGAAAGCACCCTTAATCAGTTGTGATTTTGTCATATCACGAACTTGCTTGTCGTTGAGTGCGTCAGTGATCTCTTTCTCAGTGGATAGCATTCCTAAAGAGTCTAGCACAAATATACATGGTTTGCGTTCATCTGCTGCCTTTTTCATATAAAGATCAACTGCCTTAAGTGCCTTGCTACGAAACTCTTCGACAGTTACAACATTCACAACAACCGTGCGATTCAGATCAACACCACGACTTTCTAGGAGTGACTTATTGACAGCTGCCTCAGTATCAAAATACAAGCAATATCCATCAGGATTAAAATCCAGAAAATTCTTAACCACTGCGAGGCTAAAAAAAGTTTTTCCAGTGCTAGACTCGCCAGCAATGGCAGTAATCTTATTCCCAGATACACCACCAAATAAACTACCTGAAACCAGTGCATTAAAAATGTACGAACCTGTGTCCACGTAAGTTTCTGCTTCGTCGATGTCTGCTGCGAGTTTTGTGAAGTCATCTCCAATCTCTTTTACAATATCTTTTAAAAAGTCCATTATCCGAAAAATAGTTCAAGGTTTACAGTTTTTTCTACATTCCACCCAATTGCATCAAGAATGGACTTGAGTGGTTCTACAAAACTCTTTTCAAATTGTAGTTCATAGTCAATATACTTGTCAAGACCGAGTTCTGTAGGAAAGTCTTGAATAAATGAAATCACATTCTCTTGAATGATATTTGGCTTCTTGAGGTAAAGAAACTTAATCTTTTCACCATTATTGATTAAAGAATACTTATTATCAAGTTTTTTTTGTTTAATATAGTGATTAAAAAGAAGTGCTCCACGACAATGAATGGGAGTACCTTTAGTATAAATGTCAGAATGAGAATAATACTTACGAACATCAGAAGCAGTTCTAGGAAAGGCAATCTCTTCTGGAGGAAGTGATTTAAATTCTGTTCGGCAACGATCAATAAATTGAATTACTTCATCTTCAGTCCCATTCATCATTAGTTTGAGACCATCTTTAATCATCTTTCGGCAAGGAGCAGGAGTAGATGATTTAACTGCCTCAATACCCATCATCTTCAGTTTAGGTTCATTGTACTGAACACCTTCACTATTCCATACGTTGAGAATATAACGTTTCTTTGCAGTCCAAATACCACGCTCAGCAATATTCTCACGTTTCATAATCATTTTTTGCTCATATGCCTGAACGTAGTCCGCAAGTTCCGTATAAGATTGTTCGATGAATGGTTCCAACTTGTCTTGACAGATCTTATCAAGTAACTGGACAATCTTTGTTTTATCGTCAGACTTATTACTAAGAAATTTATCAACAAGAGGTCCCATATTAAGATAGATTGAGTCAGTGTCAGATGCGATGACATAATCGACTTCCTCAGTTTGTAAAATCTTATTTAGAAATCCATTCATCTTATTCTCAATCCAACGAATGGAAACCTGACCCGAGAGAGTAATTGCCTCAGCATTTGCAAGTTTATAATACCTAAAATACTGATTACCAATCGCACCATAAGCAGAGTTGAGTTGAATCTTTCTTGCCATCTGGATGTTGTTGCACCTTGCAATTTCTTTCTCCAGTGACTTCGTTGGAGTTTTTTCATAATCTTGTTTTGCGGCAAGCATCTTCTTTTTATAGATGGTTCGATCTTTATAGATCTTTTCCATCAACTCAGGCAAAAATCCACGAACATCCTTGCGGTACATTGCACCATTAGCACACACCGCATTGTCCTTATACATTTCAAACGTCAGTTCTTCGTTTAAAATCTTATCTACCGTAGCCGAAGGATGTCGAGTATCTTGTAATGTCTCCGGGGATATGTTGTACTGCATGATAAGGTGAGGGTAAAGAGAATTGAGGTCAAAAGACACAACCCAATCATACTTTCCCGGAATCGGTTCCTTGACATAGGCACCTGCGTACTTGGAATCTTTGTCTGAACGTTCTTTAGGTGGAATCACAATATCTCTTTTTTTGAGATAGTTGTAAATAATCGCATCCCACATACGAACCTGAAAGAACACATCATTATAGTTTACCTTGGCATCATATGCCATAGTAATTGCAAGTTCAATCAGTTTCATCTTGTCTTCCATTCGGTCAACAAGTTCCACGTCAATGATGTTATATTCTACAAACTTTTGCCACCCGTTTGTATAAAAATCCTTAAAAGTGTCAAACTCGGAGTGATCAAGTTTTTTCTGTCCAAGTTCTACACTAGCTATGTAGTCTAGACGATACGATTCTTGTGCTTTATATGTAAACTTCTTATACAATGTTAGATAATCAAGTTGAGTAATGCCACCAACATCATATGAAATCTGTTTACGACCCATCACAACAGTCTCACGTTCAGTCACCAATCCCCAAGGTGACATACGTTTCATCAACTTCTCTCCAAGAATACGATCAATACGACGAACAAGGTATGGAATATCATACAACTCACTATTCCAACCAGTGACAACCTCGGGAGTATTTTCCTCAATCATCCACCAGTTAATGAAATCTGTCAGAAGTTCATACTCAGTACGAAAACCTTTATAAAGAACATTTGCTTGTTTATTATTAAATGGTCCGCGACCCCAGGTGCGAATCTGCTTTGTCGCATAATCCTGAATTGTAATCAACAAAACTTCTTCGGCAGCAGATTCTACGTCAGGGAAACCATTCTCCGATGCAACCTCAATATCGAGAGTAGAAATCTTAATCTTATTAGTATCAAACTTAATCTCTTCCTCAGGATACATCTCAGAAATATACTGACAGATGTATCGTTCATTCCCATAGATTTTAAAGTTTTCTACACCCTCATACTTTTTAATAAAGTCTCTACACTCACGAACGCATCCAGGTTGAACAGATTCAACGTTTTCACCCTCAAGAGTTTTGTACTTTGTTTTTTTATTGGAAGGAACAAAAAGAGTCGGATAAAACTTCTCACGGGTTGCAAAATGTTTTCCATTTTCATAACCACGTACCAAGAAGTGATCTCCGACCATTTGTACGTTTGTGTAAAACCGCATCAGTCAATTTTTTCCAAGTATTTTTCAAGTAATTCTGAATTAGGATCGGTAATAGTAATAATTTTATCAGAACTGATCATAAACTCGGTTTGATCAGTATCATCCATCATCCATGGGCAGAGATTTTTTCCTTCCCAGATTTCATGCGGTTTAATGAGTTTACAATCTGGTTGGCCAATATCAGCACCAACCTCAACAATTTCACTAATCAGTCTTTCACTGTTCGTCAGTAGAATCAGTTTGATCGTCTTGTCCATTAATCATCTCCTCATAAAGTTTTTCAATTTCTTTGGCAGGACTTACAACAGTCACAATCCAATCATATCTCACAGGAATTTCCTTATCCATAGTAAGTGGAATCCAAGGAGAAAATGACACATTCATTTGACCCTCATCTTCATCCGTTGTGGGTTCTTCCGTCAAAAATCCATATCTGGGAGCAAGATTTACTGCGTAAGGATTTTTAAATAGATATCCACAAATTTTTTCTTCTTGAACTAGTTCTTTAATATCAGCAATAACTGATTCTCCAGATTTTAATAATGCAATCTTAATCGACATTTTTAATTTACCTCTCAAGTCATTATAACACAAAAAAATCGGGGTGTCTATGGATTTTGCCATAGAACCCCGTGCGGCGACGATACCTAATATTTAGTTTTCAGGAAGTGTTATGATAGTGTTGGTGCGAGAACTGCCCAACTAAAAAGAGATGATGCAGTCCCTAACAGAAGAGTGGCGGCTGTAAAGTTCATAAGTCGTCCTCCAAGTTACATTATTATATAGAAAACTGTATCACTATAATACAAAACTCTGTATCAACCACAACAAAAATATAAAGAAAATGTTAGGATTTACAAATAATCTTTTCTTTGGTGGTGCTCTGGGACGATTTTTCCTAAAACAATACTCAGTAACCCATCCTCAAATACAACTGATCTAACTTCCGTTTCATCTGAGAGGGTCCAAGATCTGGTGAAAGATCTCTGAGCCACTCCTCTGTGGATATAATCGGTTCCGGTTTCTTTATCCTCTTTTTGTCCTTCGACAAAGAGTTTACCGTCTTGAGTGTAGACATTGACTTCTGCTTTTTTAAATCCTGCTAGTGCAAGTTCTAGTCTCGATTCTACGTTGCTTACCGTGACTAGATTGTATGGGGGATAGTTTGTCGTTGTTTCGTGGAGTCTAAACAGACGATCAAAGTATTCATCCATACCGATGCTATTTCTATTTATACGGTCTAGCAACTGATCTAAGTTGGCAGCGTTATATTTCATTAAGTTAGTCATTTGTAGCTCTCCTAAAAAGCGAGATTGCGTTGTGTGGACCCTTACGGCATCCACTACTAATTATAATACTTTTACAAAAAAACGGGGTGTTGAACCCCGTAATTTTTTATTCGGTTTTCCCAACAGGAATCAAAGATGTCTCAACATCAATTACTTGAGGCATCATATACTTGATGTCAAGCAGTTTAAAGTCATCACCAAGTTTCATACGAACCTGAAATGCTGCTTCAAACAGATCATTGATCTTCTCAATGCTCTTCAAACCTTCTTCACGAACTGTGTCGATTTCCTCTGCAGGGACATCCTTGACAAATCCAACACCAACTCGTTCACTCTTCTTAGGATTAGCAATAGATTCAAGTACATCAAATGCAGCTCTCTTAAGATAGGTGCTATTTCCACTCAAATTGAAGGGAATTACTTCTGTACGATTTGTATAGTTTTTACCAATCTTAGCAACAACTTGCTTAGCATCAAAAGATTCAACTGTATTAGCAGCACGTTTAGTCTTCAACACTTTTTGAGCCATGTTTGTTACAATCTCTTGCGAGAAAGAATGTGGAATGTTGTTGATCCAATCAACACATTGTCCCTGAGTAGGTTCTTGCTCTTGAGTAGCAACCCAACGTGCAAGTGCTTTAGTAAAATCTCCACGAGTAGCAGACTTACTGGGTGGATGGTTATTGGCACCAAGACCAATCTCATCCCACACATCACTCCAAGTAAAACCTTCCTTCGGTCTTA